GTGCGCATTAAACACCTGACTGCCTACGCCGGACCCCGCACGTGCAATGTCCGTTGCGGCACCAGAAAGACCTCGAAGGGCTTGGTTTCTAATGTCAAACGGTGCCTGACGTTGATCCAACGCCAACTGCCGCGCCTGCGCCAGTCCTGATAGACCAGCCTGCTGTTGAGAAAGCGATTCTTGCAGAAGAGGTGCAGAGCCTTGTGAGATCATCTGCTGCGCAGCTTGGTTCGCGCTCAAAGCTCCGCCTAGATAAGGCTCGTATCCACCGATACCACTACGAATGACATCACCCGCAGCAAGTTGCTCTGAGGTAAAACCAGCAATACCTTGCGCGGGAGGCTGTATGCCTTGCGCTTGTAGCTCTCGTATGTATTTTTGTGCGTCTTGGTATAGCCCTAGCTTATACGCCTCAATATCTGGCGCTTCACGTACATATTGAGTGGTAGTGGTTGTTTCAGCCATTAAACTCTAGCCTCAAATTGACGCATCATGTTGTACATATTTTTCATGCCGTCTTCTCGGCTACCTTTACCTGCTCCTCGAACTGCTCTTGCAGTGAACACGAATTCGCCATCAGAAAGCATGGCGGGTATGTCGTCGGATGTTTCAGTACCGGGGCCTTCAATAGGTCCGTTCATGCGGGGAAAATTCATAATACCGCCGCCCTCTGCCGCGAAAGCGGGAGGCGTCTGTATTGGAGAAGGTGTGAAAGCAGGTGCGCCGAATATATTGCCCGCAGAACGGGTCACAGAGAACTGCGGCTGCTGATAAACAAAGTCGTCGCCGAATATGCGATATTTAGACGGATCAGCGTCGATAAGATCTTGACCGGAAGGAATGTCGTCGATGTTGATGCCTTCTACCTCTTCCGGCTTGGATAACGCGCTAAGACCCAACACTGCGCCAGCGCCGGGGCCAAATTTACGGAGTGTTTTGGGGCCAAACTCTTTCATAAAAGAATCGACAGCTTGAGCCTTTGTCATGTTCAACTTGCCGTATCTACTAGCTTGGAAATCTTGGTCTGACATAGAGGCAAAAGTATCAGCAACATCGGACTCTTTAAGGCTTGGCAAGAAAAGGTCTTTAAGTGCGTCTATTCGACCGCCAGCAGTGCCGTCACCCATGATAATTGTCTTGATGCTTTCTCCCACGCCGGGAACTTGTAGGTCAGATAAAGCAACTGTTTGTCCTGCGGCAGTTGTGCCGGGAGCCGTGGTCCCCGGTGCTCCCGTAACGGTCGCGTCTGGTCCTAAGCCACTCTTTTGTACAAGCTCCGTGGGATTTTCGCCGGGGAACATCCGACCTAGCGCACCTTCTAATTCAGTAGGAGGCGGAGGAGCCATACCGGGAGGAGCCATGTCCGCGATTTCTGCGGCACTGTAAAGAGGATCTGTAGCAGGCCCTCGCACGCCTTGAGTCGCAGGGCCTTGCGTAACGTCTGGCAAGGTGGAAGCTACCTGACCCGAAGCAGCGTCTGCGGTAGTTGTGACGGGGGTTATGGAAGTTGTGGAAGTGGCAGGAGCGGCAGCTTCAGCCAAAGAAGGAACCGTTACGCCTTCTATTCCTTGAAGTCGAGTAAGCTCTGCGGGGTTAGTCGCCGCCAACTCTTTTGCGTATGCCGGGTCTATTGTGGCGGTGGCGTCTGCTCCTGCGGGAGCAAGCTTGCCTCCAAGAAAGTCCATGCCTTTGGTGGTGGCACCGGCTATCGCGGCACTTTTCAAGATGTCTTTAGGCTTGCCGCCATAAAGAGCGGTGTTTATTGCTGCTTCGGTAGCCATTTGTTTAGCGCCTTGAGCCGCCCAACCTGCTTTGCCAGCTATTTTTCCACCAGCAAAAGCCGAGATTCCACCAATTGCTGCCGCTTTTAAGCCGTCCTTGAGGCTTCCGCCTTTGAGAACCGCTGTAGCGCCGTCCACAATAGCGGAAGCTGCTACATAGTTACCGCCCAATGCAACCGTCAAAACAACTTTTGCAACAACCGGCAGCACTGCTTTGACAATTTTTTTCAAGCCTTTAAAAAGTTTTTTTATAAAAAATTCAGGCTGACCGGTTACAGGGTTGATTGAGTTAAGTTTGTTACCTACAACGTAACGCTCTGGCTCAATGCCCATGATGCGCATTTCTGCAAAAAGCTTGTCTTTCAGTGCGGGGTTTTGGTTGAAGACTTCCATCGGTATCACAGTCTCGCCTTCGGCGGCGTGGACCATGTATTCGTCTTCATTACGGCCATATTCGGCCAGCTTGTCGGCTATTTTTACAACGTTTGTAATGCCTTTTGGCGGGACGTCATCTTCGTCATCGGCCCAAGAGCCGGTTTCCGCCGTCAAAAAGGTAGCAATACCGCCTTCGGGTATAGGAACTTGATCAAGTTCATCAAAGTCGTCGTATTTAAGTGCAGCTTGTCCCATGTCCCCAGTATACGCCTATTTTAATTAGAAGAACCAACCTAACCGTGTACGTTCACCACCACAGATCCGTTTGTAACTACTTGGACAGCGCCCACTGCGCCTGTCGCCTCCAGCTTTGAAACCGTGTATGGCAAAGGGTCTGAAAGGTTTACCCACTCGTTGCCCGTATACAACTGTAAACGCCCCACAGAAGGGTTCCAAATCAAAGCGCCAGCGTCAAATTTAAGCTGATCTCTTTCGGTGGTGACAAACTGTGGAGTCGCATCCGGATCGAAAGAGTCTAAACTCAATTCTAACAACCGAATAGTGCGGTTGAACGTGTTGCCGTCAACAGAATCGCCGTTCGCAACAAATGGCAATCGGCCCTGTAAAAGCTTACTCATCGACGACCATTCGGTTGTAGATCAAGTCTTGTGCCACCAATACGAAAGCCCACACCTGTCCTTACACCAACCTCTCCGTCGTCATCTGACTCAAAGCGCACAACTGCTTGCCGTCCCCTAGCACGTGTATCTATCTTGGTGGTGCTGGCAGTGAAAGACGTGGTCTGGTCCGTGGTCAGTGCCTCGCCGGGGAAGTTACGCGCCTTGATGACTAAGTTTATGGTCTGCGTGCTGCCTGAGTTACCGGTGAATTTGACGTCTGGGATGCATCGACGAATAAACTGAAACTGCTCTCCGTCGCCCAGATCGAAGTCCGCGCTCTCTATAAACACATTGTCCATGGGGCTACCGTCGTCATCAAACCCTGTTTCATGGCTGAAAATGTAGTTACTGCTGTCCGACGTGCCTGTTGCACGTGGGAAACTTTCTAAACCTTCGTCAAGCCATGCGGTGCGGGCCAAGTTGCCTATCGCCCATGTCTGCTCGACATAGTTGTAAGTCACATACCGGTCGATGGTGTCGGAGGCAGACGAGCAATAAAACCAACCTACTTCATCAAACTGTTTATTCAAAAATCCAAAGAACTGAAACGACTGACCTTCGTTGATGTCGTCAAAAACATACGACCGAACACTGCAAGGCACGGACTGCACAGAGCCTTGATAGGCATAAAACCCTTTTTTGTCCATCCAAAACACGCCATTAGGCGTATTTACCGCCGCATTAGGACCGACAAGGCTGACGCCCTCATTGATGAGGTTCAAACCGAAAGTCAGAGGCGGTCCAATAAACTGTAAGCTGTATAAAGCGACATCTGTCCAGATCAAAGTTTCTTGTCTTGCCCGTAGTCCTCCAATGATCTGTGATCCTGCTGAACAACGTAAGGAGCCTGCGGTATTCGTCGCCGTAGGAAACCACTCTGCCGGGTTTTCTTGGTCGGAAAAAGCAATTAACAAAGGATCAATAGTCCCTGTCCTAGCGGTCGCGGCGGCGTTTATGGGGTCTGCCCCAAGAGCAATCACGTGCCGGTCTACGTCAGATACGAGTACTTGCAAAGCGGCGGTAGGAGTAAAATTAGCTCCGGACAAGGCGGAGATGTTTACAGCCCGGTCTGTACCAAGTGTTTTGGCGCTGGTGTCCCAGTAATAGATGCCGCCTGCTCGCACGTTTGCGAGAAGATCTTCACCGAAGCTATCCAAAGACCAGAGGCGTAGCTGATTCAACGCGCTCAATGCACTCGCAGAACCCCACGTGCCGGAACCCCAAGCACCTGATCCCCAACCTGTGCCATCAATAAACACGTCAAGGCCGACATTAATCTGATATGCCCCAACCGTTGAGCTACCGCCGTTGCCACTGTCACTGCTGTTGGCCGTGACAGTCGCGCCAGAGGTGTCTTTGGCGGTAATCACATACACGCTTGTGCTGGTAATCGAATCTATTTCATATTCTTGATTGAGAACCGCAGCGACCACGTTACCGCCAAGCGACGCGGCATCCGAAAAAGTAACAAAATCGCCTTTTGCTGCTCCGTGAGCCGTGTCGGTGACGTTTATTGAGCTTGATCCGTTGGTCGCGCCAAACGTCACGTCCCCTGCCGCCGTTGTTGACCGGATTGGCGTAATGTCGTTGTAGTTTGCGCCCGCTTGAATGTACAGCTTGGTCCGAG